CCCGATCAGATTTTAACCGATGTTCCTTTTACAAGGGAACAAACGATTCTACGGCGCCCCAAAACATGAGGTTCCGGACTGGCGTTTGTACTTTCCTGAGTGACTTACCGTCACAAAGGAGAGCATTCGGCGTAGGCGTCGGCCCGTAGTTTTGCTACGGACTGACTGATGTTCATCCTCTTTCCAAATCAGGAAAGGGACATTCTCTAAAACACCAACAGCCATGTTGATACGTGACTGTACAGGTGTAGCAGAGATCCCAGGAAATCTCCAATCATCGATAAAAGATGACTGGAGTCCACGAAGGGCGAGCCACAGGTAGGGTACATGACGTTTCTCCTCTCGTAAATCGGAATGAATCCGGAGGTACGAGAATCGGAAAACACCATGGCCTATATGCTTTGGCAAGCTCACATCGGTCCGACCCTGCAAAAACGCAGGTAGGACAGGAAGAGAGACTTTAATACCACTGTCGTCAGGAAAATCTCGAGGGACAAGCTTGGCTCGCCCAACGATTCGTCCTATTTCTGACAAGAGGTACCGAAGTGTCTCCGAAATCTCGTACTCCGACCAGCGCGCCATAAATCCATTGACGAGCTTGTAAAGTACGGCCTCGTAGGTCTTTAAGCCTACAATTGCCGACCCACTCTGCGGACAGAATGGGCGAACGTCCATCCCGTGGTAATAATCACCACCACAGGATTCCCTGAAGTAGCCTTCGTGAAAGGTTTTATCAAGATTAATCACGAAGCCTAATTCCTTAAAGACACTACAAACGGTACCATGGATCTGACTGATGTAAATCATATCATCACCATAGACTGAGATAGTGCCGCGGCTACGCCTTCCCTCTACAAGGAAATGTATAGCCTTCAGGAGCGACAGGAACACCAACGTTTGTAAAGGAAATGTGTACCCGATGCCCATCGTACAGAATGTTTCACTCTGTTCTTTGGTCCCATCAGGCAACTGTACCGCCCCGATTCTAGACTGAGTCAACACATCAACCCAGTCACTCGGAAATAAGCGATCCACCAGCGCAACTGAAATTGAATCAGAAGCACTAGACAAGTCCGCGGTCGTAAACAAACCATGTTCACTTGCGCGGCGGGCTAGCATTTTATGACGCTGTTGAAGCGTCCTAATGTCATAGCCCATCCTTTTGAGTCTCTTCCGCATCAATTCTCCCAACCCATAGGACATATACGAACCTATGGTAGTATTGGGCATGATGCTCCTCAGAGATTTAAACGTTTTGGGGACAAGAGCCAGTGTCAGGAAGTCGACTTCACGGTAGATGGATCGCTGTGGATCACTTTCTAATTGACCAATCCAGTATTCTTGGACACAATCAATATGACGCATTCCTGCATCAAACCATGTAATCTGACCTTGGGAACCGGTCAACGGGAGCTCCCACCTCTCGGCCTCACAGGCCTTTTTGGCGGAAATTCCAACTGACGCCCGCTTTCCGAATCGGCAAAGATCACGATGTTCTTCATCGTGGTACTTTCCAAGGGTTCTGGAAATGTAAACACGTGCTAGATCCAGGGCTCGCTGAGCAGTTGTACTCAGCGAATTCCACTGGATCCCACGTATCCGAGTCTGAGTTTCACGAAAGGAAGAAATTGCCCTTTCGGTCAGCTCATCGTCGCTATACAGGTCTTTACTGAACCTGTACCTTTTTAACAAATGACCTACCTGATGCACCGCTTTAAAAGTCGGTACATCCATAGTATCATCCGTCACCGGACATGCCTCACGTATCCCAGCAATGTTTTCACGTTTTATTTCTTCGTAAAAACTACTGCAAAAGCTGGGGTCTGCAAGGTTAGATCGGAAGTCCCTGACGAGAGTTGTAGCAACATTGTGCATCAACTTGTCTACAGAGTTTTCTGTTTCTGTTTTCAAGATACGCCTCCTTTTCTGGTAGGTGTAGGTGGATTCAGCCCTAAGCTAAGGAGCCGAATTTCCAAAAGTTATCCAAGTCCTCATCAAGCAGAAACTGTGAAGAGATTTTATTCATCTCCATAGCGTCCGACTCGGTGCAACTTGGATGCATCTCCCTTTCAATCCGCACTGTGTTAAACACAACGCGGCCGTCATCAAGAACGACGGGGCGGGCAAGAGTTATACTTTTCTTGTCCTTACCATAGAAACCGGTTTTCGGATCGAGCGTTGCTGGCCGGTATTTAACCGTCACCGAACGTCGAGTCTGATAGTCACTGTCTGCTGTGGCTATGAGCTGAAGACCGTTGGGAATCGACACGCCGTTATCGGCGAATGTCAACTGGGTGCCACCTGATAAGGCAATTGTTGCCTCCTGCAGTAGCGTCATGTTTTTCAATGACATAAACATACCTCCTTGGTATGGTTAGCGCACTAATGTTTTAGAGCTCTCAGCAGGCCCGTTATTGGGCTTGTCAACAGAGCAATACCATCAGTTGCGCGGATAAGCCCCGGTAGCTTTAAGGCCATCGGGGGGTAAGAGGGAAGTGCACGATTGGTGACACGGGTGATAGTCGCAACTTTCCAGTTGCTATACCCACCAGTGCCGATTATCCAATTTTGTTCGGATGGATTGAACCATCGCACGTCAGAAACCATATAATCGGTCTCTTCCTGAACGACAGTCGTAACCCAGTTGCCTTGAACGTCAACTGAGATGGGCAAGTTCATTGCCTCAAGCCATGGTCCGACTAATTGGACCCAATCCCACACAAAGGAATACGGGACGACTTCCCAAGCAGTTTGAAACAAGCTGTCTGCCCCCAATCGGAGGCTTTCCGCTGCGTCTTGTGCTGGGGTCCTGTTACCTACTGTGTAGATAACCCCGCCGTGTGCAGAATATTTAACCTTCTGCTCCACGCTCCCTGCGAACTTGAGCCCCCATGGGTTCAAGTAAGTTGGAATGTCCGAGTTTTCCTGGGAACTTGTTACTGTCCCCAACTCGGCACCCCTGGCTACTTTACGCGCTCTCCGCATCCTCGCCTCCGCTTGGAGGTAAAGATCGAAACCTGTCCTCATATCGAGAAACAGGGGCGCCCACCCATACCGGTACTCAAGCCACGCACCTGCGTTTGCTTGAGTCACAGAACGAGCAGTTTTTCGGTAGTTCCTCTTGGCCGCTGTGTGAATTTTCTTCACCAGTTTTCGAAAGGTACCGAAAGGAGATCGTAGCATTTCTAGGGATTGGCCGATACTGGCCATGATCTCACCAGACATAATTGAATCATCGCGTACGTTGGCGTAAGCCTTAACGATTGCGACGTCGCACATGTTGGTTAAATCGTTTTCCCATGTTGATGGGGGCAGAAACATGCCCTTCTCAGCGAAACCTACCAAGTCACCGGTAATGCTGTTGGTGTAATCTCTCCATACGGGGTTTCCCCAATCATACAGAAATATTTCACCTCCGGTGTACTTGCGTGATGTGATGCTCCGTACAAGGTCACCCATGATTACTTCTCCGTCATTCATACGACGTTTGTAACCCGGGTGTTTCTCGTCAGCGATCGATTCACGAGTACCATAGAAACTGGCATCATAAACATGATCTTCTGGCGGGTGAGGACTACGGAGCCATCGGACAAGTCCGGTAGCATGAGTAGTTCCTGCAGTTCCTCGCAAACGAAGTCGATCAGTTGCCATCACGGCACCTCCAAAAAGTAGTTCTCTATTCTAGGTAGAGTAGAGTAAATTGACCCTCCATCCTCCGTCTATCCAAGTTCAGGTGGTTCTTATTTTACACCTTAGCTAGTCTAGACCTTGGACGGGG